AGGGGGGGACACGGTATAAACCACTTAGCTAGATAGAGCTCTAGCTTGTTTTATGTATATATTACTAGGTACGACGGATTATTATTCTTCTTCTTCTTCTTCTTCTTCTTCTTACGTTTATATACAAAACAGCTTTTTTTCAAATTCTGGTAACGTTACACCCCCTATTTCGCCGCCTAGGAAAAGTACCGTAGGCTTATCACCCCCCTAATTATGGAATTTTGGTGCTTTTAGAGTGCTTACTTTTGCAGACCCATGTGTGTAGCTTGCTTTCGAGTGCTTTTTGTCTGCTTTCCTCCAGCTTCGGAAAGCATCGGTAAGATTTTAGATGCCAACGCTTGCATGTACCATGGAGACCCTGAAAGTTCTTGAGTCATATTATGCATAAGAGAAAGTTGCGATCCCTCCTCCGAGCCTTTGAGTTCTTTAGCCGCCGCCCCCATTGCTCCAGCCCAAAACTTTTGAAAACTCTCTCTAGCTTGTGGAAGCATAAATTCCTCAAAATCAATTAACATCTGTTCCCGAATTTTTATAGTAATCACATCCAAGGACATTAGGAGGGTTGCATCCGATTCGGAACTTTTCAACCATGATTCAATTTTCTGCTGAGTTTTCAACGGCACATAGTACGTATAAATTATAAAATATAAAAAGAACGAAATTAAGGCAAAAAGATAGAAAGCTAAATCTGTCAGAATCTTCCCCCCTTGATAACTTCAAATATGAAATCAACAACCTTGTCTAATCCAGAACCCTCGTATTCTATTTTATCTGCTTTTAAATCCTTAACAAAATCAATTATCAAATCTTTTAAGGTATCCACTTTTTTAATTATGGGTTCAATTTCTTCTGCTGAATTATAGAACGAACCTAATACAACACCTGAAGGAAGATTTAGGTCAACAGTTGGAGTCAATTCAGCTAAGGCGAATACATTTGATAACCAGTCAACCGTTTTATTAGTTCGAGCTAAAAAAACCCAAGCTATAGCCAATATTACAGGTGCAAATATGGGTATTATTACCCTAGCTATAGTTTCCCAAGGTACTTTATCAATATCCAGATCTATTTTTTTAGCCATTATACTCGATACCCTGTTAATATGCAAGTGATGAATCCATTACTATCGCTCTGTAGGGCTTGAACCTTAACGGTTGAATTTGGAGGGATCATGAATTCAAACATTTTAGGTTGAGTGCCTAGGTTATCAGCAGTGACTATTGTTTTCTCAACAAATAAAGCCACTCCGTCCACGTTGATCGTATAGGATATAAATTCGGTTGCACTGATCCCCGTCCAATCTACCCCTAAAGTTATCCTGGTTAAATAAAATGCTGAAGGGTTCGTATAGGATAATAGTGTAACTGCTGATGCATTGAGAGCCTGGCTTCCACTCCACCCGTAAATATTACCACCCTTAGCCCTAGAGACTGATTTAGATGCGGCTAGCGTCATTCATAGAGTCTACCAGTTAATGCACATATCCAGTTAATTGAACTTGCCGCAGTGACATTAGCCATAGTCACAGTTACAACTGAATTAGGAGGAATTATTATAATTGCAGGTTGTTTAAGATCATGGTAACGACTAAAGGTCTCCTGGTTAAGTTCTCCCCATACTTGAACGCCATTAATTTTTATAACTGTTTGAAAGTCATTTGAAGATTCCGCGTCAGTTGGGGCAAATTGCAATTCACATCTAATATACTTTTTACCTGTAGTAAAGTCAAGCATTGAATATTGTGTATTCTGTACTGCTCCTATAGCCACAATACCACTGTAGGCATAGCAGTGCTCACCCAACACTGAAAGGCTCTTGCCCGTACCGAGAAAGGTAGCTATTTGCTTTTTAGCCATGCAAGGCTTACTCGAAGTAAAGAGTTACAGACCCAGAACTTGCCGCCATACTACCGCCGCCGCTAACCTGAATAGCAATTTGAAGATCTATATTGTTAACTCCAGCTATACCGAAGGCAACAGGAACGGAATTAAAACCGACTGCACATGCCGCATCGGCTGTATCTCCAGCTATTCCCATAATGGTAAAGTTCTGTTCTGACATATTAGATCCAAGTAAACGGCATACGACCTGATATCCTTTTGCATTAAATCCGTCAAAGGCACAATCCACCCTGGATATAAGCTGTGAACCTTGGGGCACCTGGATATTACCTAGGTTGCTACTGTTCATATTGTCGGTCAAAGAAAAATATTCTTTATCCGTGGGCGTGCTATCAAAACTTCTCTGTATCGTGGTTACTGCCATCGTTTTACACCGTTAGGCTAAATATATTTTTAATTCCGCCAATCTTACGGACCTTAAGGGCCTTAGCCGCACCCTTTGCTAGAACGGTGCCTATGGCTACCTTAGCAACGTAATTTTGCACAGCTTTTGTTCGGATGTTGGTTGCTAGGTCTTTCAATGCAAATTCCCAAGCTCCTATTTTTGCTTCTGCAATAGGATTACCCGAACCGCCTGCGGCAGTTGTTAACAATGCACTACCGATCAGTACTGCAGATGCTGTATCTACTATGTTTAAATCAAAGTTCTTTCTCATTTTTCTTCCTCTTGTTTTCGTATATGCCCGACGAGCTGTTTTCCTCACTTGTCCTTTTCGTGTGGAACGAGTACGAGCTTTCGAGGCTTTGTAGGACTTTTCGGAAATTAATTTGCCGTCACGAAAATACATTCGGCGGCCATTGGCTCCTTTCCGTGTGTACAGTCCGACAGGCACTCCCATTAATTTATGTGGAGCTACTTAAATGGGGTCAGTGGTTACACTAATTCTACAGGTCCCCAACGTTCACAATACAAACAATAGAAGAGTGTGGGTTTGTCATCATGTCGCATAACAGGGGGCATTAATCGATGGCATTCTTTACAACGTATGACCAGATCAGTTAACAGCTCATCCCTGGCTTTCCTTTGATAATTATTCATCTACGCCTGGATATCTCGTCTAACATTCGGCAATGGTCACAGTCATAGAACTTTCCACAATGACACTTAGCCCTGGAAGCTTCCCAGTCGGTAACAATGATCACGAAGAACTCATTCCATGAAAGGGGCCTTCGATATGGTTCCTTATCTGGGGATCTAAGACTCTGGGGCGAAGCCTGGTCATGAATAAATTCTTTGTAGCTTTCAAGCTTGGTCATAACTTCAGGATGAAGCTTAATCATTTTTCTCTTAAACTTAGTCGGCATGGATATCATGTCCCTGGTAACATCTGCGACAGTAGCCCGTACTGGTCAAACCAACATTTCCGCATGCCAAACATTCCACATCATCATACCTAAATTCTTTACGATACATAAAGACCACAGGGGGGGACACGGTATAAACCACTTAGCTAGATAGAGCTCTAGCTTGTTTTATGTATATATTACTAGGTACGACGGATTATTATTCTTCTTCTTCTTCTTCTTCTTCTTCTTACGTTTATATACAAAACAGCTTTTTTTCAAA